TCTACATCTTTTGTTTACGGAGTCTTTATCTGTATCTGTAGCTGTACTACCCATAAAAACAGATGTAGGTTGTATTTTAATTCCTGAATTTCCTAAATCAAAATCTACTCTAGTTATTGATGCACTACAAAACTCTTCATCACCCCAAAAAGGTCTAACGTCTATAGATTTTTGTTGACCTACAATTTGTGGTAGGTTATCTAAAGATGGGTCATCCCTAAATCTAGTTCCATCAAATTTAGAATCTGGAAATCCTAATTGTTTAAAGTCTTCTGGTAACATCGAGAAACATCCTATGTCACTCATATCAACATCCATAATAAGTGTTTGGTCACCAACTGGCACACCATATATCATAAAATCACCAGCCTCATTAGTTTTTACGGTAAATTTATAGTATTTGTCATAAACATACTGAATTTCTTGTTTATCTAAAACATCATCTATGGTTGGAAAAGTTCCTACGGGAACATGACAATCAAAATTTGGTTTGGAGCTGAGTAAGTTGTACCTTTTACCATCTGGTGTAGTATCGAAAGGTTGTGTGTATGGATATAGTAGTCTAACTACTTCATTTTGTTCATCTTCCACATCTATAGGTACAAATATAGAAACTTTAGCGTTTGGTATTCCGTACCCACCGTTTGACGTAACTCTACCTACAACCACACCAAAATCAGCACACATTCTTGTGTATACGTCATTTTGTGAAAGAGACAAACTTAATATTTCTAATAAGTCAAAATCTTGTTTTAAGTTGAAGCTAACTTTTTGGTCTTTACCAACCTGTGTCCTTACTCTAATAGATTTATGCATCTTTTAAATTAATATTAACCTTTTTAAGGTTTATGGTGTTTATAAAATAAATAGTTCCACCACTAAAATTAAAAGTAAGTTATGGTATAATATAGTAAAGTTTAAGAGAATGTGGGTTTAGTGTTCCTCTTGGTTCTAACTGCTATGTCTTTTTGAGGTGACATTATCTGTAATATTTCATCTGGTTGTGCAAAAATAGTGTCGTCTATTAGACCTATTTGTTTTGTTGTGTTGTTGATATATGGTTGGGTACTTACTGATTGAGAGTATGGGTCACCTACTTGGTTGTACACCCTAACGTCAACAATATTCGATACTCCTTCTTGGTTCATTATTTGTTTTCTTAGTTCACCTAAAGATAGGTCTTGTCCCATTTCTATTTTATCAGTTTTAAAATAATCACCAACAACCGTAATTACATTAGTTACAACTTCTGACTGATTTACATCATTAGCAATAATTAAATCTATTTCTAATCTAAGGTCAATTACTTTTGCTGACCCAACCATTATATAATCATTTATCATTCTATGATTAGAGAGATATGTAGATATATTATTTTTTAAAGTGGAACTTACATTAGATGTTAATGTACCTTCAGGTGTATAGGAAAGTACGTTTAATTTTATTTTGTTTTCTACTTCAGTTGCACTAGCTTTTGCTGGTGCCCCAAAAGATGAAGGCATTGTTCTTAATTGTGAAACATAATCATTTATAGTAACTGCTCTTTTTTGAGCTGCAAAATTAAATGAAATATAATTTCTAATTTCATCTTGACTCATTGGGTCCGCTCCTCCTATGGCTGAAGTAACATTATTTACCGCTAAACTGTTAATTACTGACTGATTGACTTGTTGACTGGGTCCAGCAACTACAAAATCAATTAACCCAACATTTCTTACTGAACCAGCACCTATATTAGATGATTTACCACCACCCACTCTATATTGTATAAATAAAGTATTATTTCCTTTTACTGTATCACCTAAGGCTATATTGTTCATAAATTTAGACATGTCTAACTTAACACCTTTAGAAGTAAATTCGTCTAAAAGGTCTTGTGATGTTTGGTTACCACCACCAAAAGTTAAGAAGAAAAAACCTTCTGGGGTGTATTCTGTAACAAATCTTTGTGGTGCTGTAACATACTTTCCTACTTTGATACCGACATTATCTGGTGGAGAAGATGGGTCTTCAATAAAGACTTCGTTTTGTGCTAATGCATCCACCTCATACCATTTATTTACTAATGGTGAAATAAATTCTGAAGAATTAGGTAAGGATTGGTACCCCACACCAGACTTTTGTATTATAGATGTAACAGATATAATATTTTTTTCTGGTAAAAATAACTTAAAAAATGGTTTATTATTACTGTCTAAAATTTCTTTTTTAAATATTTTAGTTGTTCCATTTACCAAAACCTCCCGTTTGGTGATTGTATAGTTAACTAAAATACCGTTAGCGTCAAAATTAGGTATTTTAGTTCTGTTTGGAATACCTTCTACACTATACGGTGATGAAAAGTCACAATCGTCTACTAACTCGAATATCTGACCACCACCATTAAATTGTGCCCCAGCTCTTAAAAGACCTAAATATTTAAAATCTTCTTTATCACCTAAAGCCGGTACAACTACAGATAAATCACCAACTGTTACAGAAGGTCTATTACCTGGCACTTTTAAACCATAAGTTCTAGCTAGATTATATAAAGAACTTCTTTCCTCAGCAAATTGTAACACTGTTTCTTGAAATGTTCTGTCTATCTGAAAGTTTAGATTATCTGCTACTGCCGCGTTTAAATCTAAAAATACTGAGTATATAGATGCGTCATTAGCATTTTGTATTAAATCTGGATAGTAGGTATTGGTTAATCTTAGTAACTCATTTCTTATCCCTAGAAAATCTCTTTCTGTGTATGCTATTTGTTTTTCCGCCATATTATAAATTAATTATTACAAAGTCCTTAGTTTGAAAAACGTTGTCCCCTGAGGTGTAGTCAATTCTTACTCTCATAGAATATTCTTTTTCACTAGAACCGACAAAACTAAAACTATTATCTTCCATATCTGGACTATTTATTTCTTGTTTTTCTTCTTGCCTAACATCTTCTGCTGTTTTTACTTCTATTTTAGTAATTACTAGATTAGGTATATACATATCTACCGCTTCTCTTATTTCTGTATCTATAGATGTCTTAGTTGCTGAATCCATAGGTTCAAAAATATACCTCATTAAATTTGTACCAAAATCAGGTAAAAAATAACGTGTGCCTTTTAAAGTCAGTATTAAGTGGATTAAATTAGAACGTACTTCACTATCAGGAGTTTTGTTAAGTCCTAAAAAAAACCCTTGTTGACTATCCGTAAATGGAAATGTTATACCGTATCTTTGGTTGGGCATGCTTTTTTATAATAAATACTTCAAAGATTGGTTTGGTGTGTATTAATTCCACCACCTTTTAAATCTTTGTTCATTTTTTGGTATTTTGGCCAATATGGGCAGTGTCTACAGCGACTACCACAACAACTACCTCTTTTTTTGTGATAGTTTTCTGTCATGACCATTGTACCACCTTCCCAATAAAAATCATCTTGTTGTAGTTTTGGTTTCACAAATTCTTTATAGTGTAGTTCTGTAATCCAATCGTCTCTTCTATTCATTTTTTACTTCTTTTATTTCTTCATTATGTCCACAGTGGGGACATATTATTAAAATAGGTAACTTTTTTTCATTTTCTGGTACATTATTAGAAAACAAATGGTAGTCAGCAATTGACCACCATTTATTACATTTACCACAATTAAAATGATATAATATTTCTTTACTTACCTTATGCCTCATCTAATTCTTTTTCTTCTTTTATAGATTTTAAATCAACATCTATTTCACAACTACCCCCAGCACACGCTAATTCACCAGTTAAATTTGTATTATCATCTAATTCAACAACCATACTTAAATTAACGTCTTGTAAAGATTCCATCATTTCTTCATACTTTTCTTCTGTAATATCTTCGAATGGAGCTTGAGTGTATGTTCCACCATTATATGGTAATACCGATAAACCGTTATAAGATTTTCTGTTTTCCCACATCCACTCACCAGCTGCGTCCCATTCATGTTCTCTTAATGAAATTGTAGCTGACACATTGTGTGAATTTGAACCGTTTCTATGACCGGCTTTTACCCATTCTGTTGCAACTTTTTTAACCCTTTCTAGTAGTTGAAATGGGGATTCAGTTCTCATGATTGAGCCTTCTGGGGCCTTTTGTGGTATACTTATTACGGCAGTATCATGTGGTCTAAAATATTCATCTTCAACAAGTTCGGGGTGATTTTCATTCAAGTAAGTATATATAGCTTCATTTTTACCAACCCTAACTCTTCTAATATAGTAGTCGTTATGCCAAGCATGAATACCTGACGATGTCCCTAATGTTAATGAAGTTGTTCCTGCTGGTTTAACAGTTGTACATCTTGCTGATTGATTAATTCCTATTAACTTTGAGATTCTAGTATTTTCTCTTTTTACTAGACTAGCAGCTTTTGACATGTCGTAGTTTAATACTTTTCCAGAACCTATACCAGTCATTGAAACACCTATTAGAGCATCTTTTTCAGTAGTTTGTTGCCATATTTCTCTTAGGTAATGGAATGAGGTGTACCCCGCTTGGAGTGTCCCTATGAATGCTGCAACCTTAACTCTTTCATTTAAATCTTCTTGTGATTCTATGTTCGATACGTTTACCTCACATAGATTGCAGAATTGGTTTGGTCTTAGTGCAATTTCACAACATGGATTAGTCCCCCAATCTTTATCATTGTTTAAATATATACCCGGTTCTCCTGCTCCAGAAAGTTCAACTCTTTTCCAAAGGTCCATAAAAAACTCTTTAGTTATTTTATGCCTCATTAAACAAGCTGAATTATTTGCTCTACCTCTTTGTGGGTTTAATTCCCACCAATTTCCTGATTTACAACCAATCATTTGTTCATCATCAGCACTAAACAACGATATAAGTGCTGCACGGCGAATACCACCCGCCAATACGGCGTCAGCGATATGACATACAATATCATGTACTTCAATTGTTGTAAGTTGTTCTCCATTTTCTTTTTGATTTAGTAGACCTTCAATTTTTACCAAACATTCTTTTAATGGTTGTGGTCCTGGTGCTTTTCCACCTGATGTTATTAATCTAGCTCCTTTTGGTCTAATATCTGAATAATCAAATTCTACCCTACTTCCCCCACCATTCATATAGGTTTTCATAAGAACTTTTATAGAATCAGCCCAACCTTCGATTGAGTCTCCTATTAAGAATCTTTTTTTTCTTTTTTGGTATGGTTTTTGTATTACTGGTAATTTAGCTACGTGATGTCTCTGTACTGAGTACCCAACACCAGTACCACCTAATAATAAAAACATTGTTTCACTAAAAGAATCAATATGTTCTATAGGTAGGTACGCACAGTTATAAATTCTATTAGGTGAAATTTCTATTGGTTTCCCACCGAATTGCATACTTCTCATAGATGGTAGTACTTTTTTCTCGTATACAAATTTATATTTTTGCTCTATTTCTTCTTTTAGTTGTGGAAATTTTTTCTGATGCATTTCTTTATTACGAGTAACTAGTTCTTCCCACGACTCTCTTCTATTTAACTCAGGCAGATATTTTGCGTACTTCATATACACAGTAATATCAGACAGTATTTTATTTGATACTTCCATATTTTTATTTTTCTTAATTATTTTTATTTATTATTTGTTCTCTTCTTTGTAGAGCTCTGGTTACTCTTTCTCTGTTTCTATTAGTTTTTTCTTCTTCGAAACCTAAGAAGGTTTGGGTTGTTTCTGTGTTTATTTCTAGTGTTCCATTATCAAATTTACAATTTTCAAATATTACTCCGTCTTTACCCAATCTAGATTTAACAACAGCTATAGTAGCCAATCCAAGTTCTTTTTGTTGTAAAGTTTTAGCGACTGATATAATTACATGACCTACTTGAGCTTTTTTAATTGACCCTCCCATCATATCAGTAGTTACTACTTCAGAACTTATAGAAGTTCGATTTCCTTGAGTTGCTGTCCATCCAGCTATATTTAGTTCGTGACACATTCCTTCGAATTTCCTCATAACGGAACCTTCACCTTTCCATTCATCGTTAAATGCACGGTCTGGTAATATACAGTCTATGTAATCAATTAAAATCATATCAATTTTTGTACCTTCTGATATAATTTTTCTTACTTGATTTTTAATTTGCAACATACTCATCTCATCAGATGGTAGTTTTTTTAGTATTAGCTTGCCTCCTGTTTTTTTCATTTCGTCAGCTTTATCCAACACAGTTTCTTTATGTTCACTTAATTTATCATTAGGTATACCAGTCCAACAAGTAAAATGTTTTCTTTGTATTATTTTAGGATTATCCTCAAAAAATATTTGCAATACATTATACCCCATGTTAAATGCTGTGTTAGCAAATCTGGTTAACATAGTTGTTTTACCAACACCTGTAGGTGCTAATATAACACCAATTTCTCCTTTAGCTAGCCCACCGTTTAGTATATTATCTAAACCATCTACACCAGTAGGTACTGGATGTCTATAATCTTCCTCTAATAATTTCTCTAATTCTGTAAAAATTTCAAAGCTGCCTTGGTCTCCGTCGCCTATTTTAATAGCGTCACGGATTAATTCTTCACACTTATCATAATTTTCAAAGTCACCCTTTTCCATTATACTTTCTACCTTACGAATAGCTTTTTTAAGTTCTTGTTGTTTACAAAAATTTAAAGCTTTTTCTTTAATAAAAAGATGGTCCTCAAATGAAGCTTCTTTAATATCTTTTATCATATCAAAAATATTTTTTCTTGCCATTTCTGAAGAAATCTCTATTCTTGTTAGTTGGTCTATAGCATCAAACGATGGTGCACTTTGGTATTTTTCATGGTATTCTTTTATTAGTTGCATTATTAACCTAAAATATTGATTGTCAAAATATTTTGGTAGTATAGCATCAATAATTGATTGGAAGAATGTGTTGTCAGTAATAACTAGATTTAATAATTTTAGCTGGAAGGTGTACCCTAGGTACCCAAAGTTTGTGGTTTCGTTCATCTATAAATTTGATTTAATAATAAATACTTTATTCACTAACCATTAGTGAATAATCTTGGTAGTAGGTGCTAACTTTTCTACTAGACAGTACTTCTGTCAATTCTCTTAAAATATGAGAAATTTGTGGCCTTATGTCTACTGTGTATCTTACTTTTGGGGGGTAGACATCGGCAGGTAGAATTCTACTGTATATAGTTTTGTTTCCTTTTTTAATAGTTATCGTAAAATCACCTTCATCTAAAGCTTGTTGGTTTGGATTTTCTCTAAAATTACTGTCTAATAAAAATAAAGTTTTTTGTTTTAGACGGTCTTTCATGTCATTTACTATGTCTGTCATAGTATAATGTAAGTCTAAAGAGAATGTTGCTTTATTATTAAAATTTCTTACTGAAAAGAATCTTTGGCATACAATATTTTTTCCTAGTGTTAATACAAATTCACATTTTTGTGTGTTATCGGTTTTATTTTTCATTTTTTTCATTTTTTTTACTTTTATAAAAATCTTTTTCTATTCTTGTTAATCTTAAAAATGGCCTTACAAAATCAACCCAAGCATCATTTGTTTGTGGTAAAATATTAAGTAATCCATCTGACATCATCAAGTTTAAAGCGTTTTTCCATTCTCTTCCTTCTGGGTCTATCGCTTCTTTTGATAATTCTTTTATCCCTTTTATAGCATCTTTAGTTAGGAATTGCTCTCCCACACCAATAATATTATAATTTATATCTAGGATATTTTTTTTGTTAGGTATCTTTGTGTCTTTTTGTGTGTTACCCTCCAATATATTTTTTTCTTTTTTTGTTATTTTTTCTTTAGATTCTATTGTTTCTATTACTTCTTTTAAGGTTACTTTTTTTTCTAATATTTCTGGTTTTATTTTTATAAGTGATTTTACACCCACCATTTTTATACCATATATATTATCTGATGAATCACCACATATAGTTTTAACAAGCCTTACATTATTGGATGGGATATAAACCCCTTCTAAAGGTACCTTGTCGTTGAATCTAAACACTTTATTAAGTGATATGACATGTAATGATACTTTTTTTGAGATTAGTTGTAGTAGGTCTCTATCGGAAGTTAGTATTATAATCTCTTCTTCTTTATTATTATGACAATAGTATCCAATACAGTCATCGGCTTCACACCATTTAAACGTAGCTTGCCTCACATAAAGTTCTTCCAGGTATTCTTGGGTCCTTAGTTTTTGTCTAGCATAGGAATCTAAGTCCTCTTTAGGTTTTACTTTTAGTCTTCTATTTAATTTGTATTCTGGGTATAGTTGGGTTCTGGGTTTGGTATTTTCTTTTCCATCCCAGAATACCACAACTTTTGTTATGACATAACTATCAATTAGTTTTCTTAATGTATTTAAAAAATGATATAGTCCACCTATGTGGTTATCACCATTATACATATTTTTAATACCATGAAATCCTGTATTTAATAAAGAGTTTCCATCAACAAGTAGTGTACGTGTCAAGACATTTAATTAAAAGGTTAAACAATTTTTTTACTTTACTAATTCTACCAACTCAATTTCAAAATTTAAATCTTCACCAGCTAGTGGGTGATTCATATCTAAATTTATACTTTCTTCTTCAATTTTAACAATTTGTCCTTGTACTGGCCTTCCTTGGTTATCTTGCCCTTGTACGAACCCATCCATTTCAAATTTCATTTCTGGTGGAAATTCAGTCTTTTTAACTGTAATGACAGCTTCAGTAATATAGTCCCCATAAGCTTCTTTTGCTGGTAACTCTACTTTTACTTTTTCTCCAACATTTAAATCTTTAACTGTATCGTTAAATCCTTTTAGTAATTTACCATCATCGATAGCAAATTCTAATGTTTGTTCTCTTTGTCTAGAATTATCAAATTCTGAACCATCTTTTAAAGTACCCACATAGTGTACTTTTACTTTGTCTCCTGTTTTTAATTTAGTCATTTTCTTTTTCTATTTTTAAATCGAAATCACCACCTACGCCTAATTGTTCAGACCAAAATGTAGCATTCTCTTGTTTATAATTATCTATTGATTTTTTTTCTTCACTAGCTTCCCTACCAGCTATAAAGCCATGGGGTGTAATTAGTATTTTTCCATCTTCATACCCTAACCCATTAACATGGTTTTTCATAATTGTTATCTTAGTTCTGGTAGCAAATTTTACTTTTCTTTTTTCTTTTACAGCTGAAATATTTGTAGTTCCAGCATTTTTTTGATTACCGAATCTAAACACTAGTGTTGAGTTTAACCATAGTGATTCGCCTCCCTTAGCTTTAATTTTTGGTTGGCCAAATGGGTTATCTGGTAACTCCACCCATGGTTGGTTTACAACCACTAATGTATTTACGTACTTTGAGTCCTGTCTTCTTGACTTACCTATTCTTTGATTTAGTCCCATACCTATTTTATCCGCTAAAGTTGCTGCGTTATGCATTTTACCACCTTTACCATCAAATGTCATTTTACATGGTACTGAACCAACAGAATCCCATAAAAACAATAAATCATATTCTAACTCACCTTTATCTTGAGCGTCTAATAACTCATTAATATAATCAGTTATTTGTTCTATGTATTGAAAATCGTTATTAAATAGGAAGAATCCGTCCCAGTCTATTTCACCAGTTGTTTTATCAACCACTTCGTCACAATCAAAACCTAAAAGTTTTGCGTGTTCAAACCCCCATTTTTGTTCTGTAATAATTAATACTGGTAATATACCTTTACTTTGTGCATCAACCGCTGCCTTTATTAAAGCAGTAGTTTTTCCAGTATCAGAATGACCAAGGAACATTTGTAAATGTCCCATAGCCGGTCCTGGTAATCCTGTAGCATCAAGGAAAGCTTTCCCTAAATCAAAAAATCTTTCTGGTTTAAAGTTAGCTTTCTTTGAGAATTTACTTTTTAGGTCCGCAAATGTCCTTTTTTTTAATGCCATATCTACTTATTAAAATGGTAAATCTTCGGATTGTGGTTCGTTTGCTTGAGGGTCGGTAGAACCTAATGTTGTTGTATTTGTAGAATTACTAACACTGTTAGGGTCATCGTAAACATACTTCTTAAGTTCTGAATCCCATACTGGGTCTAAACCTTTAGATATAGCTTCTAAGTACTCTACTGGTTTTTGTGAATAAACATCTCTCCAAGTTCTTTCATCTCCTGACCATTCTTTTGCTTGAGCTGGGTCCGTTGATAATACTCCCGGGTCTTCATACATAACTGAAGATACTGTTGTATATTCACCTCTACCCCCTGGTAATGGTACTGCTTGTAATATTAATATTAAGTCCCTACCTTCATTAATATCTGTAACATCACCTTTATTTCTCCAAATAGGGATAATTTTATCTATAGGTCCGTCACCTTTCCAATTGTGTTTAAATCTCCAGAATTTTACTCCATCTTCTTCATTGTCTCTATCTACAACTTTTACAATGTAAAATTTTTGTGAACGATAAGAACGTGCTAATTCTTTTGATTGTGCGTCACCCGCTAATCTTAAAGCTTCTTCAACTTCATTTAATGGACTTCTTTC